TAACGGCTATATAGGTGAGATGTTCGACTTGTTCGGAGAAAGTAATAATTTCTCTATGAATAAGTTAAATGATTTCTTAGCTAATCTTTCAAGCGATGTAACCGAATTAGACGTTCACATCAATAGCGGTGGCGGTTTAGTTACCGAGGGTTTTGCGATACATGATAAGTTAGTAAACACAGGATTAACTATTAACACAATAGTTGAAGGTATGTGTGGAAGTATTGCAACCGTTATTGCTCAAGCAGGTAAGAATGGTTCGCGCAAAATGTTTCAGAACTCTGAATACTTTATACATAATCCTTTGTGGATTCCATCTGCACCAGACGCGCATACAGCCGATGATTTAGAAAAGCTAACTGCGGAATTGAAAAGAAACGAAGTTAAGTTAGTTGATTTTTACGCTAAAGTAACAGGCGCGGATAAATTAGTTCTATCTGAAAAGATGAAAGTAGAAACAACTCTATCATCAACAGAGGCTAAAGAATTAGGCTTTATAGATGAAATTATAAGCACAGACATACAGGCTTTTGTTCGCTATCGAATAGCGGCAGCCGTTCAACCTATTACAAAACAAAAAACAGATAACACAATGGCAACATTAAAAGCAGAGTTCGCTGAATTAGCGGCAAATCTTACCAATGAATTTAAGAACTTACTGAAAGGTAAAATCGTAAACGAAACCACCAAAACAAGTGAGGGCGTAGATATTTATTTTGAAGGTGAGTTGATGGTAGGTAGTAAAGTATTTTTAGATGAATCTATGACTACTCCTGCACCAAACGGAGTTCATACCGTAGGCACAAAACTATTCACAGTTGTTGACGGTGTAGTAACCGAAGAAACCGAAGTAGGCGAAGAAGTTAATCAGGCAGAAGTTGCAGCCGCTAAGATTGCTGAACTTGAAGCTAACAACGCAGCTAAAGAAGCTGAATTGCAAGCGGTAAAAGCGGAGAAAGAAACTCTAATTGCAAACGTAGCTAAACTTCAAACAGAGTTTGTAAACTTTCAGAATAAGATTGTTACAGGTGGTAATAACATTTTTGATGTTGCACCACTTGATAAAAACAACACACCCGAAAAGACTGGTGTAATGGCACAGGTTATGGAACTTAGAAAGTCAAAAAGCAAATAAATTTTAAAACACTAAAAACAAAATAGAAATGGCAAACGCAGTAACCACAATCGCAGACAACAACTCATTAGCTTATGAGTTATTTTGGAAACCACTTTTAAACGACCCGAAGATAAACGCTTTGCCGTTTATGCTTCATTCTGGTAAAATAGGAAAAGAACTTTATTTCGATTCTGAATTTACTGATTCACCAACCATTAAAGCTACTTGCGGTTGGGATTACAAAACAGGAACAGGCATAACTAAAAAGGCTCTTGACCCTGTTGAGTTAGATTTCTCTTTCGAGCAATGCTATACCGTATTTTTGAAGTCTATCTTTGGTGATAACTTACCAGACGGATGGAGAAAAGGTGAACTTACTCCTGAAATTGTTGACCGTATCGTAACTAAGCAGTCAAATGCTTTTAATACAAATATGCTTTATGCTTTGTTCTTATCTGATACAGGCGGTTCTACTCCTTGGTTAGCGGGTATTGACGGTGTTTACGCTAAATTGTTAGCGGGTGTTGCAGCGAATGACGGAACTGTTGATGTAGGTGCGGTATCTGATTCGGATATTAACCTTACCAACATCGAAGGCACTATGTATGAAATATACACAGCGCAAACTCAACTAATGAAAACTTTCGAGAACTCTCAAAAGGCTTTCATTGTTACTCAAACAGTTTACGAAGCATGGGCGCGTTATCTGCAAATTGCAACAGGCGTTCAAGGCAACTTGATTGACCGTGCAAGTGTTCAGAACGGTGTTACTGGTATCACTTATCAAGGTGTTCCGCTTATCAACGCTAACTACGTTGATAGAGGAATTGCACTTTATGACTTGACTGGTTCACCTGCTGCCCCTGCAAACCCTAACAGAATTATCCTTACCGTTCCAAGCAATCATCACATCATGATTGATGGTTCAGGCTTTGAAATGATTGAACCTTTCTACGAAAAGAAAGATGATATGGTTTACAGTCCTGCTTCTGCAATGATTGATTACCAATACGGTTACGGAGAATTGAACGTAATCGCAGGATTCTAAATGAAATAAGGCGGGGGTTAATTCTCCCGCCATTTTTTAAACGCATAAAATAAAAAGACATGGCAGATTGCAGCACATTACTCACATCACTTGACCCAAGTTGTGAGGCTAAGAAAAAGAAAGGCGGAGTTAAGAAGAAAGTATGGATAGGGTTCTTTGACGTTATGACGTTTACAGAGGACGGTGATGGATATGTTGACGCGGTTACGCTTACAAGTGCTTCGCCTGCAAACGTTCTATACACTTTCGAGGGTAAGAAACTAAAGAACAATGGAACATTTGAAGGTCAGGTAGGTGAAAATACCAACACTATCAATCAGAATTTGAACTTAGTTCTATTCTACTTTACACCTGAGGAGCGCGGAGCGATTAACGATTTGTTTACTGCCGAAGATGTGGTAGTATTTGTTGAAACCGAAGGAGGACAGATTGAAATTTGGGGATATGATACTGCTTTGAATGCTTCTGCTTTAACAGGTGGAACTGGCGCAGCGTTAAACGATTCTACCGCTATCACAGTAACATTAAGCGGTCAGCAAGACGGATTGCCAAAAGTGCTTAAAACGGGCGCTACATTAGCAGATGATGTTGCTTATCTAAACGCACTTGTATAATGGCTAAAGAAGTTTCTCCCGAACTTCTCGAAAGGCTTAAAACATATTTGAACGAAAGGGAGAGAAGTGAAACAACGCTTCTCTCTTTTTTTTACAAGGAAGTGTTCGGGCGCGAATTAAGAATAAGTTGCGGAGGGTGTATCGAAGATGGAGTAAGACATTTAAAAACAATTTCAGAAAAAAAACAAAGACAAATCATGAACGGAAATTACAAATGGATAGGCGGAGATAGAACGGCAAAGATTAAGTTTCAAGGTAAAGCGGTTGAAATAGGTAAAAAGAATTTCACCGATGAGTATGGCGAAACATTATCTAATATACCTAAATACGCGCACTTAGTAGAATTTGCTGGAGGTCAAAGCATGGGGGAGTTAAAAGGAAGTTTAGAGGGGATTGTAAAAAAGGAATCAGAGGGTATTACATCAATCTCAAAAGAGCCGTTGATAGAAAAGCCAACTGCGAAGAAGAGAGGCAGAAAACCGAAATTGACATAGAAAGATTTGAAGCGGTCGAGGTAAGTGAGAAAGGGCGGGGAACTCTAACTACATCTGAACTCGGCTGCCTCAAATCACATTTGAACGTTCTTTTAAAAACTGATAGTGAGTTGACTTTAATACTCGAAGATGATTTTCAATTATGCGAAAACTTCGATGTTGAATTAAAGAAAGTGTTGGGAGAGTTGCCAAATGATTTTCAAGCCTTATGGTTAGGCGGTAGGATAGTTGGTGAACGTGAGAATTATAGTGATAGTTTAATGAAGATAAAAGGCATTACAGGAACTTATGGTTACATCGTTAATCATTTATTTATTGATAGCCTTATTCATGAATTATCAAAAGAAGATAAGTTGGCTGATTGGAGTATGTCGAGAGCGTTTAAAAGCGTTTATAAGACGAAAAGGAACTTAGTTAAACATCGTGACGGATATAGTTATATTTTGAATAAAGAAGTTGAATACAAAGATTTAAGATGAACACATTTAAAAGGGCGAGAGGTTTAGTGTCGGGGTTTGTAGCCTTGTTTACACCTGAAATAAAAGATACTTCGATTGGTATATTCAAATACGGAGTTGATAATCTTTTGCCTAACAGATTACTGAAATATATTTCCGATAGCGGAGTTGCTCGCAGGGCGGTAAGTAAGGTTAGTGAGTATATTGCTTCGGATGGTTTTGTTGATAGAACTTTAGCAGATAAGAAATTAAACCCAAAACAAACGGCTGATAAGTTATTAGCTGAAATAGCAAACTACGCAGCGTTCTTTAACGGTTTTGCTTTACATATTTCACGTAATGCAAAAGGTGAGATAGCGAGTGTAAAGAATATCCCTTTCCAATGTGTAAGACAGAAAACAGATTTAAACTTTGTTGAAGTAAATCTAACATACGGACAGCCGAAGTATGACAAAGGACAGTCAAAGACTTATCCTAAATACTTTGGTGAAGTATTACCAACTAACCTATTAACTAAGCCTGAATACAAAGATGGCGAAGTCCTTTATGTGTTCAAAGAAACGGCTGATAATGCTTACTACCCTATTCCCGATTACTACGCACAAATAGAGGACATAAGAACAAGCGCGGAGATTAGTAAAATGGATTTGGAGTTGGCGTTAAACGGGTTTATGCCGTCTATGATGATAACGGTATGTGGAGATATTGACGATACCACTAAGGATGATAGCGGAATGACTGAACTCGATTACGTTCACGAAGATTTTAAGCAGTTTACAGGTCAGGTAAAAAATAGTGAAGGTTTAAGTGGTAGGTTTAAAGCAATGCTAAACTTCGCAAAGAGTAAAGAGGAAGTTCCAGTATTACAAACGCTTGACATTAAAAGTATCTTAGACAGTTCAAACGCTAAAAGGGATGTAATTGATAGGGCAGTTTGTAGATTGTTTGGCGTTCACCCTGTTTTGTTAGGCTATGCAGATGCTTCCGTTTTGGGTAATACTCAAAGCATGGCTAACGCTTCGCTTGAGTTGAATAGAGTAGTTAATTCGGCTCAAAGAATGATAACGGAGGCTTTTGAAAAGTTGTTTCCGTTGGGTGATTGGACTATTTCTGAATACACACCTATCACTTACGTTGACCCTGCATTATTTCAGGATATGACACAGGATGAAAGACGTAATAAATTCTTAGGATTAGAGCCTATTGAAACTTCCGCACCTGTTGAAAGTGAAAAAACTATCAAGGCTTTGAGTTCACTTAGTCCTTTAGTTGCTAATAAGGTTCTTGAATCACTTAGTAAGGACGAGATACGCGCATTAGTTGGACTTGCACCCGATAACAAACAAACTTTACCCGATGTCCCAGTTAATTGATAAGAATGATTTTATAGGTATAGTTCCGATGTCGGTTAATATACCCGATGTAAACGTTAATCTGCATTGTTTAGACGCTCAAAATATTGATACGTTCCCGATAATGCCAGTAACAACGGCAGGGGTTAATATGTTGACCGATATAGAGAATGCAACAAGTAGTAGTAACCCTGAATTGATGGCGTTTTTCACTACTTATTTAAAGCCGTTTATGGTTTGTATGGCTCACGCTCGATTCTTATTGTGGCAGGGTAATAACATTACACAATTTGGAATAAGAATAAACGGTGAAGATACTTCCGTTCCTGTTACTGATAAAGTAAGGGCGGAGTTAATTGCAAGTAGCGAACACAAAGCAAACGTTTACATGATGAAGTTTAAAGAGGCTTTAGAATTAGCTGATTATACTTTTGATACTGTTGTTTATTCGTATAAATGCAACAATAAACCACGTGCTAAAACAAGGATTAAAGCTATATGAGTTATATCAGCGCGGTAAATGTTATTAAGGCGGTAGCGGAGGCAGTTAATCCTTCGGGAATATTTGTTCACGGTAGAACGTGGGACGCTTCATTAGAGTTTAACAACTTAGATTCACAGGTGTTTTTATATCCATTTACTGGAACGGTTGATATGAACAATCACTACTTCGAGAATTGGAACGTGGTAATGGGTTTTTACTTTCAGGATACGCAGGATTCAACAAACGAATACAGGCAAGATTTAATACAGAACGCTGATATATTAACTCGGTTGTTTTTAGCTACTATCTACCCTATTGAGGGAATAAATATTGAGGGTATAAGAATAGAGCCTAAGTATCGCCAAATGGCAGGAACGTATAGTGGAATGATTCTAAACTTCAACTTGCAAACCGTGACAGACTTATGCTCGATTACTGTTGACGATATTATTATTCCGCCTGTTGAAACATTATGCGAGGCAGTTCGCGCGTGTGTTGGTAATGTGACTGCTTTAGAGTTTAGCGGTGCGAATACTACCACTTACACAAAAACGGAATTGATAGGCAAAGAGGTTTTGTTAGTTGCAACGGACGGACGGATAAGAAAGTCAAGCGATTATAGTTTCAATTCAACTACGGGAGTTATCACATTTATTTCAGCGATACAATCGGCACAAAAAATATACATACTATACAAATGAAAAAACTATTAACGCTTCTACTTTTAACGGCTTCTTTAATTTCAAAATCGCAAATCACGAATGACTGGTATGACCCTTCAATCTTTTATGGCAATGCTAAATTTGAGGACACCATAAAAATAGTTCCTTATGCTAACGTTGGTTATGTTTTAACTTCCGACTTAGAAGGTAATGCCACATGGCAACCTAACACGGGAGGCGGAGTTGATTCAATCTTTCAGGATGGTGATAGTATAAAATATACATTAGGAAGCGATGAATATGCGTTCTATAATCAAGCTACTGGTGGAGGTTCAACTGTTGACACTTCTAACTTTTGGAATATCAACGGAAATTCAGGCACTACATCGGCTAACTTTATCGGCACCACAGACGGTCAGCCCGTTTATATGAGTTCAGATTCTTTTGTGAGTATGAATGCAGGAAATTTCTATTCAAAATATGGGAAAAACATTACAGATTTAGATGGAGTTTCTTTTCTATCGGGGTATAAAGAATATACAAATCCATCGTTAGGAGTATATGGTGGAACTTGGGTAGTTAATCAAACCGTTGACGGGCAATTATTCCCTTACATAATAACCGCAAGCCATGATAGCATTAGGGGAATTGATTCGCGTTCTGAATGTGGGGCAGGGCAATACGAAATTGAGGTAACTATTCCTAATGAGTACAATACCGCTTCTTTTGATGTAGGTAATATAAAATTGACTTCATACGGTTTTGACGCAGGCCCGTATCAAAAAACATCGTGGTTCGATGTAAACTGGCAAGCAGGGTATTTTTATTTGGGTAGTAAATTCGACCATCAAACAACTATTTATGGCGATACTTCTATTAGAAAGCTAACTGCGGTAAGCGATAGCGGTTTTGTGTTTAAAAACTTACCCAATTCAGCCGATTTAGGGCAAAGCGATTCGTTGACTGTTTTTGTAGAGAATGATACGTTTAAGTTTAGAAGTAATTTGCCTATTGATTACGGGATTATTGGGGGCGGTGGCGGTGCAACGGGGGCTACTGGAGCAACGGGAGCTACTGGTGTCACAGGCGCGACAGGGGCAACTGGAAGTGACGGGGCAACAGGTGCAACGGGCGCAACAGGTGCAGGCGAATCATTCACTATAATAACATCAGACGTAACTACATCGGCTTCATCGCTTTCTGACGTTACTGGATTATCATTCCCTGTAACAAGCGGGCATACTTACCGATTCTCATTCACTATACCCTATACATCGAGCGCCACTGCAAACGGTGCATTATTTAGCATAAATGGCGCATCGGTATCGCTATTGATTTTCAGGTCGTTTAATCAAACTACAAGCGGTAATAATATTTTTCACGGAAATACTTACGATGCAGGCTCGGTAGCGGCATCAAGCGCAACTGGAAATAACATGGCAACTATTGACGGGACACTTATTGCAACGGCAACAGGAACTGTAATCGCTCGGTTTGCTTCGGAGGTAGCTACAACACAATCAATAACCGCGAAATCGGGCGCAAGTGTATATTATAAACAATTAGACTAAATAAAATGGAAACAAAATCAATCTTACAATCGAAAACATTTTGGGTAAACGTAATAGCTTCATTATTGGCTATTCTTTCAATATTCAATCCTGAATTATTGAACGGGTTTGGCTTAGGCGCTGACGCTCAAACAAAGGCACTTAGTATTATTGGTGCATTAACTACTATTCTAAACATCGCTTTGCGGTTTGTGAGTAACACTCCGATAACTCCGATAATTAAGAAGTAATGCTTTTGCAATGGCTTTTAGAGAACGGCAAAGACCTTACAGAGGTTGCTATCCTTGCTGGTGGTATGTATGCTATTTTTAAGAAGTCAAACAATATCGAAGCGGGGTTAAAAGAGATTCCAAAGATTAAAGAAGAATTAGACGAGGTAAAAAAAACGCTAAACAATATTCAGGCTGTTGTAAATGCTGGTTCTGCCGATAACATAGCGAACAAAGTGGACGCGGTAATAAAAGCTAATAGGATCGCATATAAGCGCGAACAATACATTAGGGAACTAACACACCAACCTTTCTACGAATGCACCGAAAACGGAGATGCCTTTGTTTTAAATGACGCTTTACTTGAATTATTAGGACTTGAAATAAACGAGGCTTTGGGGTATGGCTGGATAAAATCTATTGTTGACTTTGAGCAAGAAAGGGTTTTAGCGGAATGGGAACGCGCTGTTAGATACGGTAGTGAGTTTAAGGTTGAATACACGCTAAAAAAGACAAAGCAGAAAGTTTTGTCTGTTGCTAAAATAGCAAGGGATGAGGCGGGTGAAATTCAGTTTATAATCGGGACGGTTACTAAAATTAGTTAGTAAACAATTTTGTTTATTATATTCGTGCTATGGACTTTCTAACACCAGAAGAAGAAAACATATTTGAGGCTATAATAGACGGCACAATCTTTTTAGCTTTGGACGGAATTGAGATAACAGACGAATTGAAAAACATTTTATATACACCATTAGAAAACGTAAAACCAAATCATCATGAGCAATCAAAGTATCTACCTATTAACCATATTAATGACTATTGCAAGTTGTAATCAAACAAAAAACATTAACGCGTATGTTGTAAAGCATTGCCAAGAAGTTCATTCAGTTGACATGGCAACAGGTCAGGCGAATATTGCTTTTAAGTGCGATTCACTTTACAATTTTAGTGAAGTTGCAAAGGTTTGTAGTAAGTCTGAAATATGCTTTGATGTTAGCAAAGGACGGATACAAGGCGAAGTAAAATGTGGTGATGAAAATACAAGTTTAGTTGACATTTTTAAGAACTTAGTAAAGCAAATCAAGTTTAAATGATTTGGCTAACTGCTTTTTTTGAGGCTGTTTCTAAAGTTTTCGGATTCGCTGAAAAGGCTATACCGTCCGATGTTATCCGTAACGATAACCATGTTATACGCAAACCGAGAATAGAGGGCGCGGAACGTGCAAAGATTCTCCGAAAGTGTAAGACGTTTTTAAAGCATAACAGACACACCAATATTGAAACGTATGTGAATTACACTTACGATTCTTTGGACTTAGAAGATAGAAACGAATTGATACAACTATTGACCGAATGGAAATCAAACTTGTAAGAGAGCATTTTAATAGTGAATGCACAATAGGCAGTTTGTTTATTGACGGCTCACATCTATTCACTTTAGAAGACGTTGACCGTAAACTGTCACAGGATGATGATTTAAGCCATGTGAAAGATATTAAGGTATTCGGTAAGACGGCTATACCTTACGGACGCTATGAGGTTGTAATGACTTTCAGCAACAGGTTTAAAAAGATGATGCCTTTACTTTTGAACGTGAAAGGGTTTGATGGGGTAAGAATACATTCAGGAAATACGGACGAAGATACGGAGGGCTGTATATTGGTAGGCTACAAAAAGGACGTTTTAAATAATCAGATATTACAAAGCCGTCCTGCTATTGGTGAAGTTTACATGATACTATCGGAGGCTGTGAAACGTGAAAAGGTTTATATCGAAATAACAAAAGCAAATGTATAAGAAACGCACAAAGAAAAACGGACGGGCAACTAAGTTGAAAAACAAAAGAAAGTCCACAAAGAAATACAACGGGCAAGGTTAAATTTTCATGGTTTGTTTAGCAGGTGGCGTAGTGATACGCTGCCTGTTTTTTTGGACGTTTTCGGGAAGTTAGCGAGTGCTTCTTTTACTACTCTGCCCTTTTCGGTTTGCTTTGCCATTACGCGAATTTAGTTATTTTAAATAAACATTCTGCTGTGCTATAAATTGTTCTATTGTAAGCGGTTCTATTCCTGCTAACTCCCTAACCTTATTCTCCTTTTCCAGTTCGGATAAACTATCATCGTTCAGTATCGCTTGTTTTTGAATATGATAATCTGACGTTGCTCGCCTAAATCTTTCTTTTCGGGGTAGTAATTCTGGCTTATGTTGTGCCAAGTAATCATAGAGGCTTCCAGCCTTTCGAGAATCAACTATCTTTAACTCTAATTTGGTTTGTTGCAATAGCCATGTCTTTAATTCCAAAGCGTGTTCAAATGTTTGTAGTGTAGCAAGTTCTTTTTGGGGTTCTGTAAAACATTCTCCATCTTCAAGCCTTGCCCACTCATTCGCAATTTGAACAAAGTAATATTCTCCTTTATCGGTAATCGCTTCTTTGTGTTTCTCAAAATTCAACCTTTCAGCCTCTTTTATCCTGTCCTCGAAATATTCATCCAAAGCTATCAAAATAACTTGCCCGTCTATCCTATCATAACTTTTGCCATAATAACCAGATTTAAAGTAATCTGAAAAAAGTTTCAAGTCCTCTATTTTTAGACGGTTATATTTTGCAAGTAACAAGCGCGAAGTTTCTTTCACCTGCTCCGCCCCCATTCCTTTACCGACTGAAAAGTAATTACACAAATCAATAAGAATTACATTTAAGGCGTGTATAGTCTTTTCTTCGCCATTCTCTTTACTGATTACCGATAACGGCTTAGAATCGCTTTGTATTACGTCACGAACAGATTTAATACTAATCGCCTTGAAGTGTTGCAAGGGACTGGTTAAGAAGTTCGTCAAGTTCATTTCGTTTTTGACTGGTAGCATTGTTGAATTTTTTGTTATTGTTTGACCATGTAATTAACCTACGTTCAGCGTCCCATGTTTTTTCTAACTCGAAGCGCATTTTCTTTTTGGTTTGTGTTGGTTCTGACCAATAGCGGAAAAAGGCAACTATCATTTCGCGCCCGTATTTATCAACAAAAGGTTTCAAAGTTAGTGCAAAATCATTCTGCCTTGTTTCTAAACTCTTTTTTTCTTTTCGTTCAGATACGGTGTATTTTAATTCAAAGTAATCACAAAGTTCTTCATCGGTTGATAAATAATGCGTCTTTATTCGCTCTATTATATCACTCCAAATTTTTCTATCCATGATAATATACTATTTTTCGTGCCTTAGAAATAAGTTCATCTAAAGAATAATCAGCCTTCATTCTATTACATTGCCTACACGCCAATACAAGATTTTCTAATTTACTTGTTCCTCCTTTTGACTTTGGGATAACATGGTCTACCTCACATTTGGATTCATGTATTAAATCAAAGCAATAATGGCATCTTGATTCTTTACTTAAATGCTTGTTCTTAAATTTAATTATTTGACTTTCCATAAAAAAAAGTAGCCCCAAAGTATCACGTTGGTTCGAGCAACGGTCAAGCAAAGGGGCAATAAGGTAAGTAATTGTATCTCGAACATACGTAGCAAATATAGTAATTAGTTTTTAATCTAAGCTATTTAGTCAACTCTTTGTAAAGTTTTTCAGCCTTACTTTTGTTTGAAAGATACCAAGTGCCGTGTTCAGATTTATTTCCGAACTGGTTTTCAAATGATACCTTTTTCATAGCAACTGGAATATCTTTACCGCGCAAATCACCGATTCGTTGATGATAGCTTATTAACCCGTTTTCGATAAATTTCAACGGTGTCATTACTTTGTTTTTTAGCAGTAAGTAAAGGCATAACTGCTCCTGTGTTTTTGGCTTTTTCATTGTTTGTTTATTTGGTTTAAAATACGTCTAAGATGAAGTTATCGGTATACCTATTGCTTGAAAAATAGTAATGACTTGATGTCGGCTCATGCTTCTTACCTTTGCTTTTTGGTATCTCAATACCTTTACTCTTTGCCTCTTTTACCACATCTTGAATCTTTGAAGTTGCACATTTCAATTCTTTGGCAACCTGTCTGATAGTTTTAACGTGGAGCATGTCTATTACTTCTTGATTACTCATTTGCCTTGTTGTTTATTGTGCCATTTAATAAATGAAATTAATTCTATGCAAACTCATACAGTTTACTGTTTATTTTTTCGCCTTTGTGTAACTTTCTATGAAAAGTGCTTTTTGGAACGCCACTTGATTTGATAGCTTCTTTCATTGATGGGTATATTATATTATCATCAATACAAATAACTTTTTTACTAAGAGATAATGATATTTTATCTTTTATATCTTTTGATGGAACCCAACCCAATTTCGCCAACCTTCTTACCTCCTTTAGTTCATTAGAGTATTTATACCCATAATTACTCTCACCGCCATCTGTAAGATTACATAAATCAAATCCCAAAGACCTAAAATGCCTTATCCAAAACTGTTCTCTTGAAACCCATAAATCATCCGTTGTTTCTTCTATGCAGGTTATAATAGGCTTCTTATTAAGTCTTAATAATGATTTAATCCAGTCAGAAACGTGTCGCCTTCTATTTGTATTTCTCGAATAATCAATATGAGATTGCAATCGTAACTTAATGTTTTTAGTTTTACCAACATACCTTACGATTAGAGTATCTGGGCAGGATAATGTATAAATGAAAATCATAAAGCAAAGATAATAAATACTATTAACTAATCCCAATTTTATTGAACAAATTTTATTCCCTCAACAACTAACTTTTGCGCATTTAAAATATCATTTTTAGCAATACAGCCAATCATTTTATTTGTTAATTCATTTAACTTGTCAATATCATTATCTAAAAGATATGACGACAACTTGCTCCAAGAAGGCATAATCCAGTCCCATGAAGAATGATATTGAAGCTCATTAATTCCAACAAGTTTATGATTTGCACCAAGATTTACTAAGTCTAATTTACTGTTATATTTTGCCCCCATAAACTCCGCAATCAACTTATTGCCGTCTAAAATTTCCTGTTCGCTCATTAGTTCAGTTTTATATGCTTATCGAATATTTCTTCATACTTCAAAACATCTGCCTCGCTTGACTTGCACAGCTTGTCGAATATCGTTGAAATTGCACGTAGCTTATCTTCGCTCATGTTCACTTCCTTTCGTGCCGTTTCGCTGCCTAATTCATTAAGAACGCTATTGTAAACCGTTTTACCGCGTAGTAAAGTTTGTTTTACGTTTGATGGTAACGGTAAAGTGAATAAGAACTCTAACTCAAAAGATAACATTCGCATTAAGTAAAGACAGCGTATTATACTTTCGCTGATTAGTTGTTTGGTTGATTGCTTCATTTGTTTATTTGGTTAATCGGCTAAGCGTTGAACCGAGCGCGAAAGGTTTATTTACTTTACAATATCAAAGTGCTTCAATAGATACATATAAGAAAATATAAACCCTAACCATAAGCCTATCCAAAATGATATTAAACAGGCTTTTAATGTGTCTTTTGCTTCCTTCTTTGTCATTGTGCTACTTTATAAAATCTTGCTTCACCAGAAAATACACATTTGCAACCAGACTGGCTTCTTGCCTCAAAAATACCATCTGAATAATGTGAGTAAATTGTAAACTCATAGCCTTCTTGAGTTACTAAAGTTGTTCCTATTTTAAAATCTGATTCTGTTGCTTGTCTTAAATTTTTCATGTTGTTTGTTTATTTGGTTAATCGGTTAAGCGTTGATCCGAGCGCGAAAGGTTTATTTTGAATGAATGAATAATATTTTAGGGTATCCGTATTCTTTGTGAAACATCTTTAGTGCATCTTCCCTATTAGCTACATATCCAACATTTTGCCTTAATCCTCCTTTGTTGAATATTATAAATGTTGTTGTCATGTTGTTTGTTTTTAGTTGTTTTTAGTTGTTTTTAATTCCTTAGACAATGCAAAGCTAATTCCTTTTTTGAATTTCCAAAACAATTTCAAAAATAAATCAAAATAAATTTACACCGCCCCTGCTATTGCCAATAAGGATGAGCCGTTTCTCCCCATAATTCGCGCCTTGTTTGCTTTTACAAATATTGATACCCGGGTCGGGTCGTTATCATGCAGGTAACAAATAAGTGATTCCGCTAAGTCTAAATACGGTGAACGCTCTCCTGTTGCCTTTGCTTGGAATATAAAATTATCATAGCATTCAGTTAAGTAAATTATGGTAGAATGGTCGCGGTCTAAAACTTCGCCTACCTGCTCCGTTCCCCATCCTGACTTTCTTAGTGCAACAGATACCGCCATTCTTAAATTTACAGCTTCGGTTTTTCTACTACGGTTCAAAAACTCCTCACGGTTTACGCCAGTCAAAGTTTCGACACGTTTAATTAGTGCCTCGAATTGTGCTTTCTTTTCTTCTGTTATCATGTTTTTTAATTTAGCAAGCCATCGTTCTATAATCAAATCCTGTATCTTCATGCAAAAAGTCAAATACAATTTCAGGTGTAATTTTTACTATATGGTATGTTTCTTGATTTGATTTTTTGATATACAATTTAGGGTTATCAAGTTCACCGCCCGAAACGCAAATCATCATTCTATCGTTTATTTTCTTTTCTAAAGAATATCCGTAATATCCAGTATTTCTAAATTCAACTGAATCATTCATATCTGTTCTTTCAAATCCTAAGTTTATGTATTCTTGATATTTCATGTTACATTTTTAAGGTTAAATCTTCATTTGGTTCTGGAATATAAACGTTCAAATATTCGGACGCAAACACTTTAAGTTTTTCAATCATTACACCAAAATCATTTTTATTTAAACGCGCGGTGCTTTTTGTCATTCTGAAAAGTTCGCCTGTGTCCTTGTTTACTATTTCTTCATAGTTGAAATTCGCTTTAATAAATTCGTGCGTATCTTGTTTGTTCACATCGTGACCTAATTCGATTAAGCCTTGCATAACTAAAGGTATAGCAATACCCCAGTAATAACGATTTTGCTGACTGCTTCTCGTGCTTCTTTTCAGCTTCACAACTATTTCTACACTCTTGCCTGCAAACCGCTTTAAATCGGCTATAAATGCTTTGCGGTTATTTATGTGCAGTTTAGAATCTGAATCAACATAACCGTTATATTCGATTAGGTCTTTCACTTTACTTGTAAATTCTGTTTTGAAACAATACGCGCTCCGTCAACTTCAATCCCTGCTTTTAAATCTGCTTTGATAGTTGTTTTATCAACAGTTGGTTTGTAATTCCAGTATTTTTGCGCTAACTTACTTTCGTCAACTTCAACACTTTCAGACGCACGAAATGATAATTTAATAGTTGGTGTTTTCACCTCTGTTAAATCGTATTGTATCATCGCATTACTGATAGCCTCTTTGATTTTATCCGTAGCGTTATCTAAACTGTCCTTAATAGCCTTTAGCCGTTTAATTTCAGCGTCAATTATAGCCGCCTCGCTTTGGTTCTTTAGAATTACAAAGCCGTAATTTGCCGCCTTTGTAGCGAGTTCTTCGCGTGTCATAGCTAACTTATCTTGTAATTCGGGTGACAGTTCGCCACCCGATTCAATTAGCTGTTCGTTAATATTGTTTAGTTCACTTTCAATATAGTATAACGCTCTCATGTCATTTATTTAGAACGGCAAATCATCATCATTTGCAGGCTCGTGAACGTCCTTTATTTCAGTATGTGCAGGATTAACCATTGCGCTATACTCCATGCTTGACATCATTTTATTTTTAATGAAGTCAGGTAATGTGCTAAATTTAGATTCGCTCCATTCATCATACGATAAAACAAAAGTAGGGTTAATCTGTTCAGGTGCTACTAAACCTTTTGGCATTGAAGTAATACCTGCAATTTCCTCATAAATCTTTGATGGGTCTTTTTTAGACGGCTTATGTATAATGTTAATCATACATTGAACTCCTAACAACTTAGTAATGTCAAATGCCTTTGCCTCGTCTTCTGTAAAGTCTTTGCCTCTCCAAGATTTAAGAACGGCACGTAACGCGCTCTTTTCATGTAGTGACAAAGTAAACTCTTTGTCAATAACTAAAGGTTGTTCGCCTTTATCTTCGCTGAACACGCGCATTTCAGTAGGAAGTTCCCAACCTATACGCACTTTGTTAAGCACTTTCTTTTCACCTAAAATAACTTCTTCTACCGTCCCGATGTGAATCATTCTGTAACATCTTGCCACATAGTTTCCTGTTGGGATTAATTGACGCGGTGCTCCTCCGTTGTTTGTTGCTGTAATAGCCATTTGGTTTGTTTTTTATTGTGATTTAATTGTTTACTTAAATTCTGTTACCTCGTATCCAAATTCGATTTGCTGTTGTTTGTGATATTCTGCCATTTCATCCCAACAGTTATGTTGACCTTCGGTGCAATAATACTCCGATGTCATTTCACTACGTTTAACGCAGTCTGCATCGTATAAGTGACCGCATTGTTCGCACTTTACAGGTGCTTGTTTTTCGTCTATTT